CTGCACCAATCATTACTGGATTCAGTAACATCAGTGCTCAGAATTTTACTTTCTTGGCCAATGGTGTAAACATCCTGTCCGCTGTTGGTGCATATCAAACTTTTGCCAATGCTAATGCAGCCACGCAAGCCACCAGTATCAACACAATCAATAATACTTTGACCAGTGCAAATGTAGGTATTGGACTCGGTGCAGGTGCAACAAGCCAAGGTACTTCAGCTGTGGCCATTGGTGAAGGCGCAGGCTCACTAGATCAAGGATTATACAGCGTGGCCATTGGCAACGATGCTGGTGCACAATATCAAGGCAACATTGCAGTGGCCGTTGGCGCCGGTGCTGGTAAAACCAATCAAGGCGACTATGCTGTGGCCATTGGTAGAAATGCTGGCTACACCAATCAAGGCAACAACTCAATCATCATCAATGCAACCACTGGCACGTTAAATCAAACCCGAGCCAACACATTCACAGTGGCTCCGGTTAGAAATGATGTGGCCAATGTGGCTCAGGTCATGTTCTACAACACCACGTCAAAAGAAGTCACATATGGCAACACCATCAGCATTGCCGGCAACATCAATGCCAGTCAATTCAACTTTGCCAATGGTGTAAACATCTTGAGCACGGTAGGGGCAGGTAGTTATGGCAATGCCGAAGTGGCTGCATATCTGCTAAACTTTGATGGCGATATTGAATTTACTTCAAGCACAGCAAAGATTGGCAATGTGGATGTGATCACAGTGGGGGACCACATACGAAGTCCCGCCTACCAATTCAGCAACGGTACAAGTATTTTTAGTGGTATAACTGGAACATACAGCAACACCAATGTGGCCTCATACTTGACTACTGCCACAATCACAACCACAGGCAATATCACTGCTGGTAATTTAACAACCTCGGGCACATTCACAGTGGCCAATATTACCACAACAGGTGCGTATGGTAACATCACTGGCGCCAATGTAATCAGTGCCAATACTGTCAGCGCCACAAACTATCTGTTTGCCAACGGTGTAAACATATTGAGCACAGTAGCAGGTACATATGGTAATGCCAATGTGACCAGCTATTTCCAAAGTCTAACATCACTGGCACTTGGCTCAGGTGCAGGTGCTACAGCACAAGGCGTCGGCTCTGTTGCACTGGGCGTCAACGCTGGCAATGATCAAGGCTATTACGCAGTAGCCATTGGTATTGGTTCCGGCAGAGTTGCACAAGCTGACAGCGCAGTGGCCATTGGTGGCGAAGCAGGTTGGGTCAGTCAAGGCATTAACTCTGTTGCTGTTGGATACCGTGCCGGTACAACCAATCAAGCCAACAGCTCAATTATATTGAACGCAACTGGTGCTAATCTAAATGCAACCACAGCCAACACATTCACTGTGGCACCTGTCAGAAATGATGTGGCCAATGTGGCTCAGGTCCTGTTCTACAACACCACATCAAAAGAAATCACATACGGCAATACCATCAGCATTGCTGGTAATCTTGCAGTTGCTGGCAATGTGGTACAGCAAAGTGCCTACTACGAAACCTATAGCAACGTCACCAACTCAGGTGGTAACCTGACCTGTAACTTTGTGAATGGTGCAACGTTCTATGCCACACTCACTGCCAACGTCACAGTGAACTTTACCAATGTTGTGGCCACAGCAGGTAGAGTAACAGGTGCCACACTGATCGTAGATCAAGATGCCACTGCATATCGTGTGGCCAACATTCAGATCAACAGTGGTGGCATACAGACAATCAAGTATGCAGGTGGCACACCAAACACAGGCACAGCCAGCAACACAGACGTCATGAGCTTTAGCTTGATCAGCTTGGATGGTACCAACTGGCGCATACTGGGACAGATTGCAAACTATGGGTAAACTGGGTAGATTCAGTGCTATTCACCAACCTGCACAGAAGATAATTCGTCGTCGGATTGTAGTGCCATCGGCTCCGGCGTCTTTCGCCAACCCTGCACTGACAATAGGTTCAGCTGTTACCACTGTGGCACAGAGTCCGTTTGCAGGTGGTGGCAACAGTTATAGTTTTACTAGCAGTGTGAATTCGTTTATTGATACACCTGCTAGTGCAGACTGGGCTGTGGGCACAGGAGATTTTACCATAGAGTGGTTCAGCTATCAAACTACACTGTCGGGATTTCAACGAGCATTTACAGTAGACGACTTTGCTAGTATTGACATTGGCAGCAGTATAGAATCAGGTACATTTTACTATTGGGCCAACGACAGTTTTAGATACAGTTCATCCTCGGCAGCTACAGCCAATGTTTGGACCCACTGGGCTATAGTTCGTGCCAGCGGCATCACCAAGGTGTACAGGAACGGCACACAGTTGGGCAGTCAAATCACTGACGCCAACAACATTACAAACATTGTGGATGAATTAACTATCGGGAATGAGAATACCGCAACTACTTTAGCTGCCTTTGTGGGGTATATCACCAACTTCCGTTGGGTAAAAGGACTGGCAGTTTATACTGGCAACTTTACTGTGCCTACATCGGCACTAACCGCGGAAGCTGCGGCCAATCCTTACGGTGGTTCTAACACAGTGGCTATTGGTGCAGGATTCACCAAACTGTTGCTAGTACCTTAATAACGCCATAAGTACACAATGCTATATATTATCTCAGCGTTGGTGACTCTGGCACAGATACAAGCTCAGTATGCGGCTTACAAAACAAGATTTGGATATTAACATTATGGACATAGGCGGCGGAATTCAAATTGGTGCTGGTATTAATATAACTACAGATAATTTTGTTCCTGTTGTTACCACAGGATTACAATTATATTTAGATGCAGGTAATGTGGCAAGTTATCCAGGTAGTGGCACGGTGTGGACAGATTTAATTAGTGGAAGAGTTTTTGATTTGTACAATGGTGGTCGTACAAGTCCAGTTAAAACTGATCCGCCAACGTATAATTCTGGTAACGGTGGCTACATACAATTCGATAATAGTAAACTGCAATGGGCTTACTCTACTAGTGCATTGCCCGACATTAATAGTTATAGTGTGGATGGCTGGTGGAATCCTGATAGCGTAAATACCAGTTCATCGGTATTTGATTTAATTTCTGATAGATTAAATTCTCGTTTTAACTATGCGTTAGGCATGGGTCGATTAACAGCCAATAAATTTCAACTTTACCATTTAAAGGCAGGTGCAGGTCCAAAAGTTGACTCCACGAATAATGCCAACACTTATTTTAATACTGGCTGGTGGCACATTTGCGGAACATTTAATAATTCTACTTCTAAAATGAATTTGTATATAAACGGTGCTTTGGCTGCTACAGAAGTAACGATAGGTGCCGGTGGAACACCGTTAAGCGGTAATGCAGGCATACATATGGCCACACGAAATGATACTACCAATCCAACCACGGTATCTAATTTCTTAAATGGTGGTGTTGCAGTGGCACGTATTTACAATGTGGCTTTATCAGCAGGACAAGTTGCACAAAATTTTACAGCAGATAGAGCAAGATTTGGATTATGACAATTACAAAAGTTTGACTTTTGCCGTTTAGTAAGTTATAATACATCAATGATTGATTCTATTCAGCAAAGTGTTTTGCAACTGCTACCTGCCCGTAAAAAAACGGGTCAGAATGGCTGGATATCATTTAACGCACCTTGCTGTGTGCATAACGGTGAAAGTGCGGACACAAGAGCACGTGGTGGTCTCAAAACGGATAACGGCAAAGTAAGTTATCATTGTTTCAATTGTCAATTCAAAGCCAGCTATCAGCCAGGTCGGCACTTGACGTACAAGTTTCGTAAGTTCTTGTCTTGGTTGGGTGCAGATGACAATACTGTACGCAGATTGGTTATTGATGCAGTACGTTTAAAAGACCTAGTAGCCCCAGAAGCAATTGCTGAACCCGAGCAAGAGATCCGGTTCGAGGCAAGGACCTTGCCAGCTGAAGCCAGAAACATTGTGGACCTGGCTTCATTTTACGCCACTGGTGACTATAATCATGTGCCGCCAGAGTTGTTGGCCACAATTGAATATGTGCATCGCAGACAGATTGACATAAACCGATACAAATTTTATTGGACTCCAGAACCTGCATACAATTTGTATCGTAGAATCGTTGTTCCGTTTTATTACAAACAACAAGTGATTGGTTATACGTCTAGAGCTGTGGTGGATTCAATTAAACCCAAATACTGGAGCAATCATCCTGCAGATTTTGTGTTTAACTTGGATGCACAAAAGTCATCATGGCAGTTTGTTGTGGTATGTGAAGGGCCATTTGATGCCATGAGCGTGGATGGTGTTGCAGTCTGTGGCGCAGAAATAAGCGACCAACAGGCAGAACTAATTGATCGTTTACAACGTGAAGTTGTTGTTGTACCTGACAGAGATCTGACAGGACGTAGATTAGTTGATCGTGCAATAGAGCTAGGATGGTCTGTGAGCTTTCCGGTATGGTTAGAAACCTGCAAAGACATCAACGAAGCCGTGGTCAAGTATGGTAAGTTGTTCGTGCTCAAATCAATAATTGACACCAGAGAAACCAACCGATTAAAGATTGAACTAAAGAAGAAAAGGAGATACGCATGACAACATTTACCTTCGTGGGGTGTTCGTTTACCACCGGAGAAGGATTGGAGTTCGAAAAAGATGATCCGGGTAATTATACAAATTTAGTTGCTGCTCATTTCAACACACAATCTAATAATCTGGCATTACGGGGAAACACTAATTATAATATTTTTATAACTGCGCTTAATCAACTATTGTATTCAACCGCAGATAAATTATTTGTACAATGGACTTCATTGAATAGATTATGGCTATATCCGGGCCCGGATACAACAATAAGCTTGTCACATACAATTGTCGACGACTATAAATATAGAGATTTATTTTTTTCAAAGAAAGATCTACAAAAAGTAACAGATATATATCATCTATTAAACCACGACTATCATAATCTTTTAGAATTAATAAATTATTCAAAAATATTAGAATCTGTTGCTAAAGAAAAAACACAATTAGTTTTTATAAATGGGTTAGTACCATGGACTAAAGAAATTAACGATATGTCCACGGTCACTGACTATTCAACAAAACTCAGCAAATACTCAAAAGAAATATTGGAATTTGACGGCAGAGATGACCAGGAATTGGACAAATTTTTCATTGAGTTAAATTATAAAATAAACCGTTTACAACACAACCAATGGGTAAACATTTTTGAATCACTAAGTGAATTACAAGTAGATGTTGGTAACGATAATCAACATCCGGGACCTAGCAGTCATAAATTATATGCAACTAACATTATTAATTATTTAAATAATCACAATGACAAAAGATTATAATCCTGAAGTACAGAAATTATTTCTAGAGATGATGATGCAAGACGCAGAAACTTATGTGCGTGTACAGAACATCTACAATCCAGAAAATTTTGATCGTAGCTTGCGTGCAGTGGCAGAGTTTATTAAACGGCACAGCGACGATCATAAAACATTACCTACCAGAGATCAGATTCGAGCCACCACTGGAGTAGAGCTACGTCCGGTACCTGACATGATTGAAGGACACTACAACTGGTTTTTAGAAGAGTTCGAAGGCTTTAGCAGACGCAATGAATTAGAGCGTGCTATTTTAAAAGCCGCAGACTTGCTGGAAAAAGGTGAATACGATCCTGTGGAGAAACTGATTAAAGATGCAGTACAGATCAGTCTAACCAAAGACATGGGCACAGATTATTTTGCTGATCCTAGAGCTAGACTGTTGGCCATCAAGAGCAACAACGGGCAGGTCAGTACAGGGTGGCCCACAATGGATGCACGACTGTTTGGCGGAATGAACAGGGGTGAGTTAAACATCTTTGCCGGCGGATCAGGATCTGGTAAAAGTTTATTCATGCAGAATATCGCTATCAATTGGTTGCAGGCCGGACTTAATGGGGTATTTTTAACATTGGAACTCAGCGAAGGGCTCACTGCCATGCGTATGGATGCCATGGTGGCAAATTGCAGCACCAAAGAAATATTCAAGGATCTAGACACACTGGAAATGAAGATACGCATGGCAGGAAAGAAGTCGGGCAAACTGCGTATCAAGTACATGCCAGCACAAAGCAATGTGAATCAAATACGTGCATACCTGAAAGAATTAGAAATACAAACTGGAATGAAGTCTGATTTTATCATGGTTGATTACTTGGACTTGGTCATGCCGGTTAGTGCCAAAGTTAGCCCCAGTGACTTGTTTGTCAAGGACAAGTATGTAAGTGAAGAATTACGTAACCTGGCCAAAGAATTCAATATCTTGATGATCACTGCAAGTCAATTGAACCGTAGTGCAGTAGAAGAAATTGAATTTGATCACAGTCATATTTCAGGCGGCATAAGTAAAATTAACACAGCAGATAATGTGTTTGGTATTTTTACCAGCCGCGCCATGAAAGAGCGAGGCCGGTACCAGATCCAATTGATGAAGACACGTAGCAGCAGCGGTGTTGGAACCAAAGTGGATCTAGAATTTAATATGGAAAGCTTGCGAATCACCGACCCCGGTGAAGATGCACAAACTGAAAACGGTGGCTTTGGTCATCAGACCAGTCGAGGCATCATGGATCAAATCAAGGGCACAAGCACTGTTTCTCCCATGATTGCAGCCAAACCGCGAGAAGGTTTCAATATTGAAAGCAAAATAGTAGGCAACGTTGACAGTGCTAAACTAAAACAAATGCTTGCTGGAATTAAGAACAAATCAGAATGACACAACCTACCAGCGAAACAATAAATTTTGAGCTACACCTTTTGTCTGAATTCTGGAATACGCCGCCGTTGGCAACCATCACACTTGATGGTTGCGAATATTTTAATGGCCCAGTTCCTGCAGGATCAACAGTTGTAAAGTTTAATCATACCTGTGACTTTGATAAATCACACAGGTTAACTTTGGACAGACAAGGCAAGACCGTTGACGAAATTCGTACTGAGCCTGATGGGACACGATCAGAACAGTACTTAACCATTGAGAAAATCAAGATAGATGGAGTAGATATAAGAAATATTATTTGGACTTACAGTGTTAACGTTCCGGAGTATCCTGAACCTTGGGCATCAATGCACATTGCAGCAGGCAATCAGTTAAACAAAGAGGTAATAGGCGAAACTAGATTTGGTCATAATGGAACGTGGCACTTGGATTTTACAAGCCCGTTTTATATTTACATAATGAGATGGATGGGAGGAGGACTACATTGATTATATATAACGGTATAGAATTAAACGAACGACTTATTCCTGTGGCAGATGCTTACATGATGAGTCTTAAACAAAACTGGTATGCACAGTCACAGAAAATAGTTGACAAAGATGCCTTTAGTAACGTAGCCAACACATGGTTTAAATCAAGCAAGCTGGTAAATCTTCATGGGTGGAACCAGTTTCCGTGTGTTGACGTGACCATGGGCAATACTCATTACATTGAATCGTTTGTGCTAAAATATGGATGGGACAATTTTCAGCTTCTGCCTGAAGATTACGGGTATTATGCCATGATGGGAAAATTTGGTACACATCCAGGCGAACTTACTCCAAACATGCCATTAATAGTATCTTTACCAAACTGGAAATATGCAGATATTCGTCCAGAATGGAACGACGTGTTAAAGGAATGCGAAGAAAAGAACATTGATATACACATTGACTTTGCTTGGTTAACCACAGCAAGGGATATTGATTTTGACGTAGGGCATCCTAACATAAAGTCATTGGCAATGAGCATGAGCAAATATAACATGCAGTGGAACAGAGTGGGATTGCGTTGGTCAAAACAACGTACCATGGATTCTATTACTATGTTTAACCATTATTACGGTGATGTCAACAGTGGAATTATATCATGCGGTGCATACATGATGAATAACTTACCAAGAGACTATGTATGGGATGTGTATGGCGCAAAATATGACAGTTTGTGCCAAGAGCATAATTTGATTAAAACTAAGATGTTACACGTGGCCAAAATCCCCGGAGATGATTATCCCAAAGGAATTGGCCATCTATTAAAGGAAGGAGAATAAAATGACATATTCAGTATATCAAACCTGGGATAAATTAAATGTCTGTGCAGTGGGCAGTGCTTACCCACCAGAATTCTATTCATTTATAAAAAATACAAATGTCAGATCAGTAATGGAAAAAATTTCCATGGAAACCGAGGAAGATTATCAGGCTTTGATTGCGTTTTTACAATCACATGATGTTGATATTGTGCGTACCAAAGTTCAGGACAATGCCTTGATAGGTGATAAACTATTATCACCACCATTATCGCCTAGAGACCATTTTGGTATGATAGGTGAAAAGTTTTATACACCGGAGCCTGCACGTAATAGAAAATGGAACTACATCCATGGTCCTTTTTATCCAAAAGATCCCCCACAAACTCAAGAGGAATTTGAGGATTTACCTAAATACATAAAAAAAGATCTTTCTGAAAGACATTTTACCAATTCGTTGTTTGATGTATACACATTTGATTACGGAGCATTAAAACCAATAGTGGATTTAGTGGCTCAACACGGAAATGAAATTTTATTAAACAAGAACATTGACTCTGCTATGTGTTGTCAAGTAGGAGTAGATTTATATTTTGGTACATGGCCTGGACAAGACAAAAATAGATTACTAGAGTGTATGCAGCAGGAGTTTCCTGACTATCGATGTCATGCTGTAGAAACAGATGGTCATCTTGATGGGGTGTTTTGTCCTGTTAAAGAAGGATTAATATTATGCAATAACAATTATGTAGATAAAATTAATTTTGCTACGTTGTTCCCTGGATGGGAAGTAGTACCAATAGGTAGACAAGTGCAACATAAAGAGTACGAATATAATCATTTAAAACAAAAAAACGCAGGTCGATGGTGGGTTCCTGGAGAAGAGTACAACGATGATTTCACAGATTTTGTAAACTCTTATATGGATTTCTGCACTGGTAACATTGAAGAAACAACAATTGGTGTGAATATATTAATGGTTGACGAAAATACATTGCTTTGTTCTGAAGAAGATGCAAAAATTTTTAAAATACTAGAACAACACAGAATAACTCCACATGTAGTTTCTAATAGACACCATAATTTTTGGGACAACGGTATACATTGCATGACAACAGATCTAGATAGGACGGGACATCGCAAAGATTATTTTCCTGGTAGACGAGTACTGTGACAGATATCATTGGTATAGCCTGCATGCTGTTTGGGCAGATGCAAATAAATAAATGATATTGGAGTAAATCTTGCAGAAGCGAACACGTAGCATACTTGATGAATTAGCCCATATGCCTGTGGTCAAAGACAGGGAAAATCTTGTGGAAAGTCGTGCTAGTCATGTGATATCAGGCGCTATAAACTTGATCAATTATATCAAGGAAAACTACGATGCCGAGCAAGCAGCAGAGCTAGAGCGTAGGCTACTCAACAGTATTAGAGCGCAGGATCCAGCAAAATTTGCACGTGGTGTTAGGAGATTCAAAAATGATAGTCAATGAAGGTGGAAATGTTTTTAAAAGCAAAGACGGCGAGTCACTGACACAACGTATTAATCGTGAAGACGTACCAGCAACAATTAAATGGGTAGAATCTGTTACAGGATTGCCTTTTCCGGAGCAGGCTTGGTTAGGCACAACTGGACGTAAGTCCAGTTCTGGAGATTTAGATCTAGCAGTAGATGCCAGTAAAATAGACAAAGATGTATTAATACAGACATTGTTGACTAACGGAATTGACAAAAGCTCTATTAAAAAATCTGGAGACAGTGTACATATTTTAACTCCCATAGCAGGTGATCCTGCCAACGGATATGTGCAATCTGACTTGATGTTTGGAGAACCTGTCTGGCAGGCATTTAGCATGAGCGGAGCTGCTGAAGGCAGCAAGTTGACTGGTATGAGCAGACACGTTATTCTAGCCAGCATTGTGAATGCATTGAATCCTGCTCTAAAATGGAGCTATAAGAATGGGTTGGTAGATCGTGCCACTAACGCAACTGTAGAAAATGGCAAGAGCCCTGCTACCCTGAGCAAGGTAACCGGCATCCCTGTAGCAAAACTTAACAGTGCCGATGATATCGTTGACGTGGTCAGTAAACGACCGGACTACAATCAATTGATTGCTGCTGCTAGAGAAACACTGGCCAAAAGCAATATAGAATTGCCTGAATCTGCGCCTGCCCCAGGGACCGCAGCATGGTTCAGAACATATTCAGACAAATTTGCCCAATGATACTAGATTTTATCAACATGTTAACTGAGGCAGCAGATCCTCGAACTCCGCACCCCGAAGATGCAATATTCAACGGAAGTGCTGCTGCTGCACAACAAGTTGCTGGACTAAAAGCAGTCATAGCAAATCCAAATAACTTGACCATTAAATGGGATGGTAAGCCTGCATTGATATTTGGCCGAGACACAGACGGTCAGCTGGCTGTAATGGACAAGTACATGTGGGACGCTGGGTCAATGGCCAAGAGCGTTCAAGATTGGCAGACCTATGATGCCAACAAAGCATCAGGAAATCTACGTGGTAGCTTGTATGACTTATTGGCGGCGATATGGCCAGGATTAAATGCAGCAGTTCAAGGCCCGGGGTTTTACTGGGGCGATTTGTTGTACGCTGGGCAATTGCAGCCAGTACAAGGCAAGTTTGTTTTCAAGCCCAATCTGGTAGAATATCGTATCCCCGTTGGTAGTCCGTTAGGTAAGCAAATAGCCGGGACTGCAGGTGGCGTTGTAGTACATCAATATTACTCCGAACCTGGCGCAACACCTGTGCAATGGAATGGTCGAGGATTGGCCACAGTCCCGGGTGGTGTTGCAATTATAAGTCCAACTGCAGGAAATAGATTTACGCTAAAAACCCCGGTACAACAAGAACGTGCTGCAGATGCCGCACTACAGAAATACGGTGCTGCGGTTGACCAGTTACTAAGTACTGTTCCGCAAAGTGCCAGAGACAGAATTAAAACATACTTTAATAAATTTATCACAGGGCAAACTAGAGAAGCACTGCCAGACTGGTTGGCTGCAAACGTGAGCCAGAAACAATATCAAGCCTTGGCTGGAGATGACCAGACTGGTACACTGTTTGCACAAGATGCCAACGGCAAGATTGTAGAAAGTCCTGGGTACACTGGATTAAAAGCAATATGGAACAGCATTTATGCATTTAAACAAAGTCTAGCCAAGCAACTGGCACCACAAGTACAAGGAATTGAAGAATATGTAAACAATCAGCCAGCTGGCGAAGGATTTGTGTTTCCTACACCTAGTGGGCTAGTAAAAATAGTAGATCGTGAAGTGTTTTCTGCGGCTAATTTTGCAAAAAATGGCTAACTGGTATAAATACTTGCATGCGTATAACGCAAATAATTTAGGAGAAATATAATGGCAATTGGAGTGACGAGAGTAAGCGGTGATTCGCAATTAGTAGTTAATGTTGGTGATGGATATACCAGAAATGCAAATGCACAAGTTATTAACACAGGTATTGCAAGCCCAATCACAGCATTTAAAATTACAACACTAGGTATTACAGCTAACCTAGCAAACGAACTAAAAGGTCCAAGCGGTGCAGGTGTTACTGGCGCAGTTGATACACTACTAAAAGTAGTTTCTTCAAACGCTTCTGTACTAGCATACCAAGTTGACGCAGTTGGTGCAACAGCTCAGTTGAGTGTTATTGTTGAGCGCAGTGGTTGGGACAGTGATACAAGTCTACAATCTGTTATTCGTGCTTTAGCAGTTTCTACTGGTAATATTGGTGCATACGGTAACGTATTCCCGACATTAGCAACAGTTACATCAACTGGCGGTATCAAAATAGCCTAATTGCTAACTAGCAATATAAAGAAGCAGACTTTGGTCTGCTTTTTTTATGACTTGGATAAATATTAACATGCGGAAAACGCAAATAATTTAGGAGAAATATAATGGCAATTGGAATAGATCGTAGCGCAGGATATGCGTATGCAGGTACAACTGGTGTGTTAAATGGTGTTCAATACAGCGAAGTCGGGCAGAGTCTTGCGCTTTATGTTGTGGCATCATTGAACTTATCATCTGAGGATGACGCAGCAAACGAAGCATTTGAGGCAATCATTCAACTTTTTCCACCTGTGTTAGCATATTATTCTCATGCTACTACTGGTGCAATCAGCTTGATCTGTGACGGTGTTAATGCACCTGACGCAAGTGCATTACAAACAGCACTACAAGCAATTGGTGCAAGGAAAGGTGCTGTAAATCTATCAAGTGCAACTGTCACCAACGGTACAAGCTTTGTAGTTTCGTAATTAAGTCAATGACTTAAACCAAAGGCAGATTTGTTCTGCCTTTTTTATTGGCTATAAATATCTATATGAAATTCTTCACTGGAGTTACGTTAGTTGACATTACTGCTACCGGAGTTACTAGACACCGGGCGGAGCAAGAACTTGAGCGCAATCAGCAACGCAACTGGGAAACAGTACTACAGGTTATTGGTCTAAGGTCGCAGCCACAGTTGATTGAAGGTCCAATAGTTAAAGAATTTGAAATAGATCACAACAGTGGATTTGGCGAAATGTACAGGGGTAACCACAGTGTATGGATATTTTGTTTTGGTGTAGAGTCTGAGGATGTATTTTTGCACAACAATGATCCAGTTGGTGGCCTAGATCTAGACTTTGCTCAGGTGCCTATCATATGTGGGCTTGAGGAAACTGCACGTTTTATGCTGCCAATATTTTACCCGTACGGAGCAATTAAAAACATATACTTTAAAACTGGCAGAATTCACTTAAATACTATTTGATTCACGGCACACTCAGGCAACTCTTATGGCACATTTACGCAACACTACAGAACCCTCTTTAACTAAAAGAATGGAAATAAAATGGCAGAGAGCGAAAGAACCAACCTTGGTGCGCACGTGGACTTGTGTGCTGAAAGATACCGAAGCTTGGAAGATAAACTAGATAAATTAGAAAATCGTATGAGTACGTTGGAAGAACACATTATTATCATACGAACAAAGTTGTCAGATACCAAAGCAGAAACTGTTGGTGCTACCAGCGGTCAAATTATCAGTATAGGAACAGCATTTGGTGTGGCATTAACAACTGGTTTGATCACGGTACTAGTTCAGCTGATACTAAAATAAAAATGAAAATTGTAGAACTCTTAAATAAAGTACAGGTACCATTAACAAACGAAGAAGCAGACGTATTGGGACAGTTTTATGATCGTACAACTATTGCAAAAGAACACTTTGATCATAGACAAACATTGGTTGCCAATCACCTGGTTAATAAAGACGTACTACTAAGAAAAAATGAAGACGGTAAAATCTACTACAGGAAAAAGATCTGATCTGGCACATGCTCAAGCTGTGTTTGCAGATGTAGGGACAAAACATTTAAAAAATTGGACAGAAAAAGAACTTAAAAGATTTAGAACACAACCCGTGGTAATTCCTGTTGGAACTCACGGGTTTTTTGTTGGAAATTTTCGTATAACCGGAACACATCAGCAATGTTGGCGGGTAGAGCAGTTGGACGGTCAGCATCGACACAACTTCACATCAAAAATAAATGCTATAGTTTATTGCATCAACGAAATAAAACAGAAATTTGACGCAGCACAGCACTTGCTAGATTTAGACACCAAAATTGGTAGACTGGACACAGATATTGTACACTACGAGTATACTTTGTCAAAGAATCGTGATTTGGTAAAATCTGCCGCGGTGTTAAATAGATGTATTGATGCCAAGACGCAGCGCCGCCATCTTTTAGATATTTTGAAAAAAACTTTAAATTCGGCTAAATACTTGAACTTTGGGAAACTACCACTATGAGATTAACAGAAATGGGCACCAAGCCTACCGCTAAAAAAATTAATAAAGTAATGGAAAGCCGTTTTGGCATCAAGATTGACTATGCCAACTTGGACTTTACAAAAGCCTATAAATTGGCCCGTGGACTAACAGAAAGTCTAAATCAGATCAAGAGCAGCCACGGTGCACACCAGGCAGAAAAGAATCCCAAGTACATGGAACTGCTAATGGTGCGCGAAGGACTGCATCGCTGGATGGTAGAAAATAAGCAACAGCTTATTATGGAAAGCGAAATGGGCAAAAGCCAAGCTATCCTGGCTGCCAAAGACATGGTTGATTCAATTCAAGACATGCTAGAAGATGTAAGCAAAATGCAAAACGAGCAAATGCCTGCCTTGCTTGACACTATCCGTGATCAAATTGGCATGGAACAAGCAGATCAGTTCAAGGCCAGTGTTGGTGCTTTGTTGGCCAACATGGTTGAGCAACTGGGTTCTGCACGTGAAGCAGCAGACACAGCAGCAAGACAATTGGCCGGTGAACAAGTGGCACAACCAATGGGCATGGGCGGCGCAATGCCTCCAGTTGCAGCTCCAGGCGGTATGGGAGCAGACCTAGGTGGTATGTCTCCTGACATGGGCAGTGACATGGATACAGATGAGTTTGCGGCCACTGATGCTGCTGCAGGACCAAACGAAATTGGTAGAGAGCGTCGTTAATGCGAGTTCGTGACATTATAGTCGAAGATCACATTGACGACATGCTGGAAGATGAAGCCGAAGGGCGTGGTGATGCCAATCTTATCACCACGTTGGAGTTTCTTCGTAATCGAGCACACGACACACATGTACAGCCCAGAGTCCGAGCCGACAGTTTAATTAATCTTGTACAGACCACTGGTGATCAACAATTTACCTTAGAAAATCTTCTTGATTCATACAGTGACAATGAAGTAATCAAAGGCTTGATCAAAGATATCAAAGACGACAACACCGGGGTCAAGTATGTGTATCTTGCTCCGTTTGCTGACGATTCAGAAGTGGCTGGCCTAGCAGATACTAATGCTCCGCGTACTGCCCCTGAAAAAACAGTTAACTCAATGGCTAAATCAGCTCTTGCAAAACGC